GTATCAGTTACAAGTGAATACATTGCAGGTATAACATCGATAAGCTTAGTTGAAACTTCTACATCAGATGATTTGTCTAGTTGGACTGAATGGCAGGCTATTGGAACAAGTGGGGAATTACAATCTCCAAACAGAGAATATATTCGTTATCGAATTACATTATCTACTCAAGACACCAGTAGAACTCCTAAACTTCTTGAAATACAACTACATGATATTCCAAAACCTCCTTATGAGAGACTTGGATTTGCCAGACCAGTTGTGTTGGATACTAACGGGGCTTGGGAAGCAGTGTTAGAAAATGCCTTTGATATTGTAGTAACAAGTGAAGTAAATGGCGCTGATATTCTGGAGTTTAAACTGCCATTTCATGATTCCAAGCGAGAGACATTAGACAATGAAAAACAGGTGCAGATTGTTAATGATGTTTATCGTATTCGAACTATAACAGATGAGAAAAGCTCCGATGGAAGAGTTGTAACTCAAGTATATGCGGAAGCAGCATTTTATGATCTTTCTTTTAGTGCTGAAAAAGAACCCATGGAATTTGTTGCAGAGACACCAGAAGTCCCTATGCGCTATGCCTTACTTAATACTGGCTGGTCATTAGGAAACGTAACTGTAAATACTAAACGTACATGGCAATCAACAGAAAAGAATGCATTAGCTATCCTACGAACAATACAGAATATTCATGGAGGCGACTTGATTTTCGATAGTGCCAATCGTTTGGTACATCTTTTGACATTTGGAGGTACTGATAGTGGGGCATTGTTTTGCTATAGAAAGAACATGAAAAGTATACAGCGCGTAGTGGATACTAGAAGTCTAATCACTCGCCTTTATGCTTATGGTAAAGATGGTATGACATTTGCTTCTATCAATGGTAATAAGGAGTATGTTGAGGATTATAGCTATTCATCAGAAGTTAGAGTAGGAACGCTGGATGCTTCATCAATTAGCAATCCCTATCAGTTGCTCGAATTTGCTAATATGCGCTTAGCTCAGTATGCAAAGCCACGAATTTCATATGTTCTTTCTGCTATGGATTTATCGGTGTTGACAGGCTATGAGCATGAGGCATGGAAGCTAGGTGATATAGTAACTGTGGATGATAAAGATTTGAATTTATCTGTCAAAACTCGTGTGGTACGCAGACAATATAATCTCCAAGAACCATGGAAAACAGTGCTGGAGCTATCAACAACGTTAAGAGAACTAGGGGATTCATCTGCTGTTTGGGATAAAGCTGCTGATATTTTATCTTCAGCTGATGTTCTTGACCGTCAGGAAGTAAAAGACTTAGTGCCTTTTAATCATCTACGAAATTCACGAGCTGATGATGGGTTAACCTATTGGCTTAGTTCAGGCTTTACAGTGGACCCTAATAATGGTGTATCAGGATCAGCTTCTTTTAAAGCTGAGGGAGTTTTAGGAATGACAAAAAGTCTATCCCAGACTGTGTATCCTGCAAGTAGGAAGAGTTACACATTTTCAGCGCAGATTGCATCGGAAAACCTACAGAAAGGGCCAAACGGAAAAGTTGGAATTGAAGTTGTTATTGAATATGAGGACGGTTCGACAGAAACTAGGTTTATTGATCTCTATTAGGAAGGAGGTAGCGCTATGGCTTATTTTTCACAGACAGCTCATGCTATTACACCGAGAGGTTTTGGCAAGATAAAGTCGCTTACCATCCGTCTTTTCATTACTGATTGTACTGGTGAGGTATTCTTTACGGATATGCTTTTGCAAGGTGGCTCTGTTGCTACGGGCTGGGTTGGTCATGTGTCAGAAATACAATGGACGCTGGATGGGTAGGTGGTGCAAATGTCAGTTGCATTTACCAGATTTACCGAGACGATTCATTGTAAAGAGGATAAACGAGTAGTAAGCGTAACAGTGAATCTACTTCTTGAAGATTGTACAGGCACGGTATATTTTACTGATATTCAAGCACAGGAAGGGAATCACCTTACCGGTTATACAACTAACACAGAGAGCATGCTGCAAAAATATCGGGAGAGTGAGACAATAGTTCCTGTTCGCTTTTATAACGGAGTGGTTCGTAGCGGAGAGACGATTATTCTCTTCAATCTGGGTTCAACTTCCACTGGTCTTGACTGTCATATTTATCCTAACCAGAATATGGCTGCAGGTAGTATCCAATTGTCTCAAGGATCAGGGGCGCACAAGGTGAAATTTAAAGAGGCAGTTAGTCCAGGTGATACCTTTTCGCTACTAGCATCAACTAGACAGTGTTTAAAGAACGGAAACCCAACTGAAAAGGAAGGTTTTTTTCAATATACAGCATCCGGTGATAGCAAACATGTGATAAAGCTAGAAGACAGAAAATCAGCCCGGGTATTATTTGAGTTTCAAGAAATGCAGGAAGGAAGTGAGCGCCTTTGATTGACTATTTAAAAGGTAAGCGTTGTATGGTCTGGAGTTTCATGGGGAATACCCGCATGTATCAAGCATTACGAGACTATGGTGATCGAATTGATACGGTGGGTATTTTTACTTTTGAAGTGGATATCACCGGGACAATAACAGAAACAGGAACAAGCATATCCAGTATGCTTACCTATATTAACCGTTGGTCTCATATCAAATGGCTACTAACTATTATGAATCATGGTACAGCTTCTATTTTTACTGCCCTTAGAAATAATACCAATGGTGCGAAGGATAAATTTCTTACTGAGATAATTCGCATTATGAAAAAGTATCCTTGGTGTGCTGGGGTTGATATAGACTTGGAACGTGGAGGTGGCTACGAGAACAAGGATGCTGCCAATGCCCTATTTCGTGACATATATAATACTGTCAAAGCCTATGATTCTTCTAAACTCGTTAATATTTGTTTACCGGGAATGACGGGAGTACAAGGCTCGGTTGGTGGCGAAAATTGGTGTGTCTATGAAGACTTAAATCCGTACTGCGATACGGCAGCGATTATGAGTTATGGCATGGCATGGGCTGGTTCTGCTCCGGGACCGGTATCTCCGAGGGATTGGTTGGAAGGTATTTATGATTATGCAGTTCAGGTTATGAGTCCTGAAAAAATATTTTTGGGATTGCCCGCCTATGGTTGGAACTGGAGAATACATGATACACCAGATAATCTTGGAATAACATATCGTGGTATTTCAAACACATATTATGCAGCAAAGCTTTGGATGACTGGAGGATATAACTTTACTGATGACGGGCCGCCACAACCAATGATACCAATCATTGCATATTGGGATGATTATGATAAGGTGCCTTGGGCCTTGCCCCATGTGTATGACTACATGGAAGGCTGGGATGCAGTTTCAAGAACATACCCATTACTTGAGGAATCCTACAATCGTCGCAGATATTTGACCGCCTATAGTAAGCAGCAAAAAACTGAATTTGGCACAATCTATGTAGATCGTAGTGGTGGAACACCTGATAACTATTTTGGTAGTGTATCAGTTTCATCTCAATTTATTACACTTGCAGATGAAGGTGAAGCCAACTACGAATTTGAAATAGAATCTGCTGGTTTTTATGATGTAGCCATTCGCTTTTCTTTTCCTTTCTGGGACAAGAATACTATCCATGTTTCGCTTGACGGAATGAATAAGGTATTTAGTGAGAGTAGGTTATGGTGGCCATACTGGAGAACAACTTGCTGGAGCTCTTTGGCTTCGGGTGTATTTCTTTCAGCTGGAACCCATACTGTCACAGTTAGTTCCTCAGTACCAGGAGTACAGTTCTACGGATTTCGGGTATGTTCAAGCTTTACTGAAGAACCTACTGCTGGAGAGGCTGACTTCATGCTATCCCCTCGCAAGTTTAAAGATGTGAACGGTTTAATGGTTCAGCCCGATCGAGGATTTAAATTGACAACTGAAGTGCTTCGTAGAAAGCCTGATTCAGCACTAATTTGGTATGAAGACTTTAGAGATGAAAATCCGCTTCCATCCAGCTATTGGACAACACTAAGCGGAGAGTGGGAGGTGTGGCAGAACAAGAATGATTCAGCTGCTCGCCCTTATTCACAGCTTGATGGGCATGGGAGGTTAGCGTGGAATTATAATGGTTTCTCAGATGTCCATCTAAGAGCGAGATTAGCTTTTCCTTCAGATGGAAGTGACCGAGCAGGCATTTTTTGTGGAGATATCTTTTGCTGTTTAAACATTAATTCACAGCGTATTGAACTATATAATGGTTCTACTCTAATCGGAAGCTATGCAACCGAAATTTCTAAAACTCCATCATCAGATCTTCGCTCAAATCCAAGAATGTACACCATTGAAATGAGGATACGTAGTAATTCTGTAAGGGTTTATTCTGGAGCAAGTAGTGTTTTGCGATTCACAGCGTCGCTTGATGGTTATTCAGGTGGTTATGCCGGAGTTCAATCTGATGGACGTATTCTATGTGAATTAATAAGATTAGGAGATGCCTGGACTTATGAACCTTATGAAAGATTTGATGTAATCTTCCCAGATGGAACAAGAACGGAGTATGGGAGACTAGAAAGAACTGGTGTTACATGGGATAGTGAGTTTCAGGTTTTTACAGTTAACAGTGATGTGGAGGAAGCTTCAACAAGAAGTCAGGATATTTCCATGGATTATGATTTCTTTCACTCGGGGCTTTTATCATTGATCTGTGGAAATGACTATTCAGTAAAGATTGTGCCTAAGGACATTAATGTATGGATTTCGCGCCTATTTCTCGGGGATGCTGATGGTTTCTCGATTCTTTACTACCAAGACGTGGATAGCCTAGTCTATTGGGCAAATGAGGCAGCGTATCGATGGAAGCTTAGGGGGATTGCGATATGGTCTCTGGGACAGGAGGATATGAGGTTATGGGAAGCCTTACCTAAACAAATATAAATTAACACACTGAACCAAGAGTGTTTGCGATAATGCAGACACTCTTTTTATATATGCACCAATCATGAAGGAGGTAAAAATAATGAAGGAAATTTGGAGTTGGATACAAACTGCATTTACTGTACTTGGCGGACTCTTGGGATGGTTTTTAGGAGGTTTTGATGGATTTTTATATGCATTAGTGGCATTAATGGTGGCTGATTATATCACCGGTGTCATGTGTGCCATTGTTGAAAAGAAGCTATCAAGTGAAATAGGGTTTAAGGGCATCTTTAAAAAAGTGCTCATTTTTATTCTAGTTGGAATTGGACATTTGATTGATACGAACCTGATCGGAGATGGAAGTGTGCTCCGGACTGCCATTATCTTTTTCTATTGCTCCAATGAAGGAGTATCTATGCTAGAAAATGCTGGCCGGCTAGGACTACCAATACCAGAAAAATTAAAAGATATTCTTGTTCAGTTGCATAATAAAGGAGGTAAGGAACAATGAATCTAAGAAAACTTATTCTGACTGAAAATGCATGTTATAAGGCAGGAAAAAAGATTACACCGAAAGGTATCATGGTTCATAGCACCGGTGCCAACAATCCTTATCTTCGTAGATACGTTGGACCGGATGATGGTCTATTAGGTGTAAATCAGTACAATAATCACTGGAATCAGGATAGACCTGACGGAAGACAGGTTTGCGTCCATGCTTTCATTGGAAAGCTTAAGAATGGTTCAATTGCCACTTATCAAACTCTGCCATGGGACCATCGAGGGTGGCATGCTGGAGGAAGTGCAAATGATACACATATTGGCTTTGAAATATGCGAGGACGGATTGACCGATGCCACGTATTTTAATGCGGTTTATAAGGAAGCGGTAGAGCTTTGTGTGTACCTTTGCAAACTCTACAACTTAACTGAAAAAGATATCATTGGCCATTATGAAGGCTACCAAAGAGGGATCGCAAGTAATCATGGGGATCCGAAAAACTGGTTTCCGAAGCATGGGAAGAGCATGGACACATTTCGTGCAGATGTGAAAAAACTTCTAAGTGAAGGAGCTAAACCTGCAGAATCAGAGAAAAAGAAATACTACCGCGTTCAAATCGGTGCTTATTCCGTCAAAGCCAATGCTGAGGCCCAGCTTGCCAAAGCGAAAAAAGCTGGCTTTACTGAAGCCTATATTAAGTATGATTAATGAACAGCAAATTTTAATGACCCGAGGAGTGTAACAGCTCTTCGGGTTATTTTTTTGCCCTTAAGGGGTTCGAATCACCGGGATTTTTTGCATATAGGTGCAGGGATCTCCCTGCAGAAATGGAGGTTGCCTATATGCAGATAACTAAAATTACTGATAAACAAGATTCACAAGCCATCCTTAAAAAGACATATTTAAGCACTGAGGAGCTTCAAAGAGAGTTTGATTATTATAGGGCGGAAAAACTGCTGCATCAGATGCTTGAAAAGGGCTTTATTACAAAGGTAGAGTTTAACAAAATTATGCTTTTAAACCGCGAAACTTTCTCACCGATGTTAGCACAGATAATGCCCTGAAATCGTTGATATATAAGGGTTTCAGAGGTAATATGTGACATACCAAGAAGGAGGTGAGAGGATGAAAAAGATAACAAAAATAGAAGGAAATCTAGCCAACTCTTTTCTTAAGCCAAAAACACGAGTGGTTGCCTACTGCCGAGTTTCAACAGATAGTAATGAACAGCTAGTCAGCTTGCAAGCACAAAAGGCTCATTATGAGTCCTACATAAAGGCAAATCCAGAATGGGAATATGCAGGCTTATATTATGACGAGGGAATCAGCGGTACGAAAAAGGAAAATCGCTCTGGTCTTCTTAAAATGTTATCAGACTGTGAAACTGGGAAGATTGACTTAATTATTACAAAGTCCATCAGCCGATTTGCGAGAAATACTACAGACTGCTTGGAGATGGTTCGCAAACTGATTGACCTTGGGGTTCATATCTATTTTGAGAAGGAAAACATCAATACGGGGTCAATGGAAAGTGAGTTGATGCTTTCTATATTAAGCGGGCTTGCAGAAAGTGAGTCAATTTCCATTTCGGAAAATACTAAGTGGGCAATTCAAAGACGATTTCAGAACGGAACTTTTAAGATTTCATATCCACCATATGGTTATGACAACATTGATGGTCAAATGGTGATAAACCCTAAGCAGGCTGAAGTTGTGAAGTATATTTTTGCAGAGGTATTATCGGGAAAAGGTACACAGAAAATTGCAGATGATCTTAATCAAAAGGGTATTCCATCAAAAAGAGGTGGTCGTTGGACGGCTACTACCATTCGAGGGATTCTGACCAATGAAAAATATACTGGCGATGTTATTTTGCAAAAGACCTATACTGACCGCCATTTTAACAGGCACACCAATTATGGTGAGAAAAATATGTATCTAGTAGAAAACCACCATGAGGCAATTATCAGCCATGAAGATTTTGAAGCTGTGGATGCCATTCTCACTCAGAGAGCAAAGGAAAAAGGCATCGAAAAGCGCAATAACAAATATCAAAACCGATATTCTTTCTCCAGCAAAATTATCTGCTCGGAATGTGGCAGTACCTTTAAAAGACGGATTCATTCGTCTGGAACAAGAAAATACATTGCTTGGTGCTGTAGCAAGCATATAAGCCAGATAACGGAATGTTCTATGCAGTTCATTCGAGATGATGATATAAAGACGGCATTTGTTACGATGATGAATAAACTCATTTTCGGTCAGAAGTTCATATTAAGACCACTTTTGGATGGGTTACGTAACCAGAATAGTGCAGCGAGTTTTCTCAGAATTGAAGAGTTGGAAACTAAGATTGAAAACAACATGGAGCAGAGCCAGATGCTGACAGGTTTACTGGCCAAAGGATATCTGGAACCTGCTCTGTTTAATAAAGAAAAGATTTCACTGGAAGCAGAAAGAGAAAGACTTCTTGCTGAAAAGGATCAACTTACTCGTTCCATCAATGGCAATTTTGCAAAAGTAGACGAGGTTGACCGTCTGCTTAAGTTTACCACTAAGTCCAAAATGCTCAAAACCTATGAGGATGAGCTGTTTGAAAATTACGCAGAGAAGATTATTGTTTATTCACGAGAGATAGTTGGATTTGAATTAAAATGCGGAATCACATTGAAGGAAAGGTTGGTGAATTAGATGGGTCACATACCCTATGGATATAGAATTGAAAACGGTAAGGCTGTTGTGGATGAAATAGCATCGGAGCGGGTAAAAGAATTATTTTCAGGATACTTGGCAGGACTTTCTTTGAAGGGTGCTGCTAAAAAAGCTGGGATAGACTGCTACCATGCCACAGTAAGTAAGATGTTGCAGAATAAGCACTACCTTGGCGATGAATTCTACCCTCCAATTATTGATGAGGAGACCTTTGAAAAAGCCAGAGTAGAAAGACGAAAACGAGCAGAAAAGCTAGGAAGGATATGGGAGCCTAAAGATGAACCAAAAACGGATTATCCTGTAAAGTTCAAAGCAAAGCCTCTGGTGCAAAAATATGAAGACCCATACAAGCAGGCAGAATATGATTACAGTTTGATAGAAAGTGAGGTGTAA